GAACTGGTTGTGCTGCGTCGAGAGCTAGCTAGGGCGTAAGCAGCTTACGTTTAGTAAGCGATAAGGCTAAGAGCGTAGTTGATGAGGAGATGCGCCAGCCACCTCAGCCTCTCTCTCACACGCACCTGAGAAGCCCTGACCCCTTCCCTTAAGGGCAAGAGCTCAAAGCAGTGCCTATTCCGCATGACTACTGGCTTAGCGATGGACTAGGCGGCCAGTCGTAGAACGCTGAGGGAACACAGTGCGCACCTAGGGGGAGGGGTAGGCGGGATCTGGCCGCGATTGCGCGCGGAGTCTCGGAAATAAATCCCTCCATCGACCCAGCTTTCCCGCCTCACATGGAAAGCCGCTTTTCAGCCTTCCTTCCGGAGTCCCTTGACCCGGAATCCGAACTTTTCGCGCACGAAAGGACCCCTTGCGCCTCAGCATCGACAAAGAGCGCCTCCAAGCGCTGCCTGAAGACGAGAGGGTCCTAGCCGAACAGGCGATCAGGGAGCTCGAGCACGAGCGCCAGAACAACCCCCTGGCCTTCTACCGGCCCCACGTCAAGCAGGTCCCCTTCCACAGCTTCACCGCCTCGACCAAGTGCTTCTTCGGGGGGAACCAGTCGGGGAAGACAACCGCGGGCCTGGCAGACGATGTGATCCAGGCAGTCGACCGGGACTCGCTGCCCGAGCACCTGAAGCAGTTCAAGCACTTCGAGCCTCCGTTCCTGTGCCGGATCATGGCTCCGTCCTTCCCGGTGCTCGAGACGACGCTCTACCAGAAGCTTCAGGAGTTGCTCCCGGTAGACCAGTTGATGGGGGGGAGCTGGTCTAAGGCCTTCGACAAGAACCTGCGGGTCCTGCACTTCGCCAACGGCTCCAAGTTCTTCTTTCAGACCTACGAGATGGACGTTGCGAAGATGGGCGGGGCGACGCTCGATCGCGTCCACTTCGATGAGGAGCCGCCCTGGCGTGTCTTCAACGAGTGCGCGATGCGAGTGATGGTCCGCTCGGGGGATCTCATCTTCACGATGACCCCGGTAGAAGGACTGACCTGGACCTTCGAGGCACTGTGGAAGAAGCGGGGAGAAGAAACGGCCACTGATGTCTTCGAGGCGCCCGATCTTCAGGTCGTCACGGTCGACATGGACGACAACCCGGCGCTGTCGGAGAAGGACAAGGCACTGCGCCTGGCTGGGATGTCCAAAGAGGAGCGCACGGCGCGCAAGGAGGGGCGCTTCGTCGCCCTGCACGGCCTGATCTATGCGGACTTCTCCAGGGGCCGCCACGTAGTTCCTGAGCGCCCCGTACCGGAGAACGTGAACGTCGTCGTCGGGATCGACCCAGGGATGCGAAACAGGGCAGCGGTCACCTGGGCGTACCTGCAAGCAGACGACGCGATGGTGGTCTTCGAAGAGGGTTACTACGAGGGGATGACCGTTCGCCAGGTCTGCGAAGCCGTCCACAAGGTCAACGCCCGCTTTGAGATCTCACCGCTCTACTACGTGATCGACCCCGCGGCGCGCAACAAGAACCACCAGACCGGCCGCTCAGACCAGATGGAGTACGCCGACCACGGCATCGTCACCATCGCCGGCCAGAACTCCGTGCGGGCGGGGATCAACCGGGTCAAAGAGCGCTTCCAGACCGATCGCCTCTTCATCCAGGCCCACTGTGTGCACCTAGTGGACGAGCTTGAGAAGTACCGCTGGAAAGACCCCCCGCGCTCGGGCGAGGACGGTAGGGACGCTCCGGTCAAGAAGGACGACCACCTGCTCGACAGCCTGCGCTACCTGATCTCCTCGCGCCCCTACCTGCCTGACGTACCGGGCACGGTCACCGAGACCGAGGTAGAGCGCCTGATGCGAGAAGACCAAGAACGCTTCGCAGGACCAGAAGAAATCAACGTCAGCCAGTTCAACGGCGTCATAGCCGCCTGAAAGGAACCAATGGCAGCCACCGTCTCATCCGTTCTCACCGCCCGTAACTCAGGCTTCCTCTCGGTCACTGACGTGACCCTTGACAGCAGCTACGCCGAAGGCGGCGAGCCACTAACAGCCGAACAGCTTGGCCTAGCGAGCGTCGACTACGCCGTCTGCACGATCAAGAACGGCTCCGAAGCCGAAGCCGTGCCGATCATGGGGCCTTGGTATGACCAGGCCAAATCACTGCTGCACCTGAACGACGCAAAAACACAGAAAGAACTCGTCAAAGAAAAAGACGTGAGCAAAGTCGTCATCCGCGTCCTGGCCTTTGGGAAGGCTCGAGCCAAGTGACAAGGCTGGCCGACAGACGCCCGCCCTACTGCGCTGCCTGCTTTCAGCACTCAGAGGGCCGTCACGTGGACTTCGAGGCTGCCTACGACGGCCCGGTGATCCCCGGTACCCCCGAGCCCGTGCCAGTCGATGATCTGGTGATCTGTGAGAACTGCCTGGCCGAGGCGTTCATGATCCTCGACCCGCAGAACCTCAAGGAGACGATTCGCGAGCTTGAAACGGTCGTCAAGGACCAATCGGTAGCTCTCGACGCGAAGGACAAGACGATCCGGGGGGCCAAGGCGACCATTGGTGAGCTGGTCGAGCATCCGGTTGCAACCTTCCCCGGCAGGCCGAAGCTGATCGGTGTCTCCGACGAGGTCCGCACGCTGATCACCAAACGGCGCTACGAGCGCAAAGGCACCTCTGCCGCTCCGAAGAACAGCCCTCGCAACTCAGGGAAGAAGGCCCCTGAGCCTGAGGTTGCAGCGTGACAGAGCGCTTCGATTCGGGCTTCCTCCGGGATGAGGCAGGGCGATTGGCCCTGTCCACAGGCTCTGGCACCGAAGGCTGGATAAGCGGCTTTGTGCGTGACTCAGAAGGCCGCCTCGTGGTCAGTGGCCCCGAAGGGGCTCCCCTGGGAGGAGCATCGTCCACCACCCTGACCGTGGCCGCCTCAAACGCCTCTACGAGGGCGAAAGAGAATGCTGATTTCGTTTGCGACGGCACATCGGATCAGGTGCAGATCAACGAAGCCCTCGCGGCCTTGCCTGCCGTCGCCGGAGGAAAGGTGTTGCTCTCCGAGGGCGCCTTCTCGATAGAGGACTCGATCGTGGTCTTTCAGGACGGGACCACGATCGACGGCCTCGGCAGCGGGTATTCGACCGGGGGTGCTGCCGCAAGCTACGCGACCAACCCGGTCACCAGCGGGACACGCATCACGCTCTCGAAAACCTTCGCGGCCGGCAAATACGCCGTCGATTGCCGCCCGACTGGGAATATCTCGACCCAGACGACGGGAGCACTGGCGGGAGGCGAGGCGACGATCCCAGTCTCCTCGACCACGGGCCTCCCAACGTCGGGCACCGTCAGGGTCCAATCCTCGGTTACGGGGACCGGCGCGTCGGTCACCTATACGGGCAAGACCAGCACGACACTCACGGGCTGCGCCGGTACTCCCGCGGCCCTCAGCGGCGCTCTGGTCAGCTACGGGGAACGCACGCTGGCAGGATTGACGCTACGCGACTTCAGCATCGACGGCTATGGCGACGGCTCTCCCTACGTGGATGCCAACGGCATCTATTTCCAGGCTTTCGCCAGCGGCGTCTCCAATGTGAAGATCAACCGGCTCAAAGGCGACGGCTTCGTAGAAGACGGTGGCGGCATCACCACCTTTCCTCACGGTGCCTGGGACAACCGGATCACGAATCTCCAAGTCAGGACGGTCGGTCGCGACTGCTACCGCCGCGTCGGCGCTGCGACAGACACGGTCTGCCTCGGACCAATCCTCGCCGCTTCGACGCGCTACGGGATCTACACGGACGATGGCCCAGGGCTCCAGGTCGTCGGCGGCCATTTCTACCTGCACGGGGACAACGCGATCAACTCAAGCGCCCGCCAGTTGAAGGTAATGGGTTCGCGCTTCACCGACTGCGAAAAGGGTGGCATCTACGTCACGCGCACGACCGCTACCCAGGGGGGCGGCGTCAACATCACAGGCAACGGCTTCCGGGACGTATCGGGGGCCGCCGCGGATACCTACGACGCGATCAACATCGCACCCGAAGCCGCTGCCCGCGGCGGCGTGATCGACGCCAACGAGTTCGTATCAACAGCCGACTCCACCCGCATGCGCTACGGGGTCAACATCGCCAACGCCAACGCCGTGGGCTTCACGATCGGCCCGTTCTCGAGCGGCTACAGCGGCACGGCGACCAAAGCGTTCGGCACCGCTGCGGTGCAGGATCTCGGCACTGGGACCGTCGATGTGTCCCGGCCGTCGGCAATGGCGATCCTCACGACGGGCCAAGGCCTCCTGTCTCAGAACTTCGATCGACAGGTCGCCAACACCTCTTCGCTGATGATCGGCGGCACCGCCTACGCAATGTTGATCCCCCTGAAGGAGGGGGACAAAATCGGCAACCTCTACGTCAACAGCGCCGGGGCCGGCAGCGGAGTAACGCTCTTCAAGGCATCCATTCTGTCCGCAGGAGCGAATACCGAGTACGCCCGCACCGCCGACCAGAGCGCCTTGTTCAGCTCCGGCGGGGTCAAGACACTACCCCTCGTCTCGGCCTGGGTGGTTCCTGCCACGGGCGTCTACTTGGTCTGCATCGTCGCGACGGCCACAACCACGTTGCCCACCCTGTGGCGAGGGACCGTCCTCGCCAGCGTCACCAAAATCGGCAGCAGTGCTCCGGCGATTGCGACCTTGGGCACAGGACTCACCGATCTGCCAGCGGCACCCGCGACGGTCGGGCTCACGAACCCGATTGCCTACTGGGTGGGAGCTGGCACATGATCGAGCTAGGCCACTTTCTCATCTGCTTGGCACTGATTGCCGTCCTCGCCTATCAGCAGCGCCTACATGCCCGCCATATCGCTGAGCGCGAGAAGGAATGGGCGCTCGAGCGTGGCGCGCTGCTTCAGCGCATCCAACATCCAGAGGTCATCGTCAGTCAAGCCCCCGAGCGCGAAGTGCCCGACGAGGAGTTCCTGACCGCCGAGCCAGACGAGATCGACCTAGTAGGCAGCGTCCAGACGGGAAGCCCCAATGGCGACTGACTCCGCCGGCCAGCGCGCCGTAGAGGCGATATCGGGCGACTCTTCCCTCCAAGAGCTGAAGAACGAATTCGCCAAGTTCAAGGCGGCACGCGCCCCCTACGAACCGGACTGGTTTCTCAACCTCGCCTTCTTCGTCGGTGATCAGTGGATGTTCTGGAACAACGGCTTCCTCGACAAGCCCAAACTTGCCAAGTGGCGAGAGACGATCGTTGACAACCGGATTCTGCCGACGATTACCGCTCGCACGGCCCGCAAGGTCAAGAACCGCCCCAACTTCATCGCAACTCCGTTCACGGGTCAGGAGACAGACGTAGATGCAGCCCGAGTCACCGAACGCTGCATGGAGTACGACTGGACCTATCTCGAACTTCAGCAGAAGCTCTTTCAGGCCGAGATGTTCGCCGACATCGTCTGCGCCGGTTTCTGGAAGATCTACTGGGACTCGACCCAGGGCGAATCGCAGGAATTCGTCGTTGGCCCGGATGGAGAGCCGATGCGCCAGCAAAACGGCGCGCCGGTCAAGGCAGAGACCTTCCAGGGTGGTCTCCCTGAGGGGCTGAAAACGAAGACCATCGCCGTGGGCGATGCCTGCGTGGACGTGGTCTCTCCCTTCCACTTCTACCCGCAGCCGCTTGCCACATCGATGGCAGAGCTTGAGTGCGCCTTCGAGGGCAAGGTGCGCTCGCCCGACCACGTCAAGCAGCGCTACGACGTTGAACTTGAGCCTGACGCCGAAGTCAGCGGAGGCCCGGCAGAATCGCGCATGTTCGCCTCGCTGCTCAACGGCGGCGGGGGAAGCGAATACAAGGGCGTCCAGCTTTACGAGTACTGGGCGAAGCCCTCCTCGACCTACCCAAACGGCAAGCGCGTGGTCTGGGCCAAAGACCAGATCCTCGCTGAGGAAGACCACCCCTTCGACGCGATGCCCTACGTGATGTTCTCGGGCGTTAAGGTGCCAAATCGCTTCTGGCCCACTGCGATCACCACCCAGCTTCGCGGGCCGCAGGTAGCCCTCAACAAGATCCATTCCCAGATCCAAGAGAACGCCAACCGGATCGGCAACCCGGCGCTGATGAAGTCTCGCCAGGCCAACGTGCACTACACGGGCCTGCCGGGCGAGGAGATTCTCTACGACTCCACCGTCACCGACGCGGTGCCGCAGTACCTCAAACCGCCAGAGGTTCCGGTCTACGTGCGCGAACAGGTCCAGCGGATTACGGAGTCGATCACCGAGATATCGGGCCTGCACGAGGTCTCCAATGCCACGGTCCCCACGGGCGTCACTGCGGCATCGGCGATCAATCTTCTCCAAGAGGCCGATGACACCCGTATCGGACCTGAGATCCAAGACATGGAGGCCTCGCTGGGGCAGGCTGGGACGAAGCTGGCCCGCCTGCGCGCGAAGTTCAACTCAGACGAGAGGCTGATCCGCATAGCCGGCGAGGACGGCATCTGGGACATCTTCGCCTTCCGGGGCGCAATGATGGGCGAGGAGCCCACCGTGGAGTGCCAAGCAGGCTCGGCGATGCCCCGCTCCAAGGCCGCCAAGCAGGCGGCGATGCTCGAGGTACTTCAGACCATGTTCCAGTACGGGCTGGTCCCCGACTCTCGCGACCTTCGCCGTTTCTTCAAGGACTACGAGGTCGGCGCGCTCGATCGACTCTTCGGCACCCTCTCCACCACCGAGCAGCAGATCCAGCGAGAGAACCGCCAGATGGCCCAAGGCGAAGCGGTGAACATCAATTCCTACGACGAGGACCAAGAGCACGTAGACGGCCACGAGGAGTTCCAGCGCGGTTCCCGCTACTTGCAGCTTCCGCCCGAGATCCAGGGGTTGATTCAAAAGCATGTGGATGCCCACCGTGAGCGCATGGTCCAGCAGGTCAACGCCCAGGTCGCTGCACAGGCCCAGGAACAGGCTGCACAGACAGGCTCCGAACACCAGCTAGAGCTTCAGCAGCAGACCCATGGCGCGATGCTCGACGTGGCCAAGGAGGAAGCAAAGCCGACTCCTTCCACCAATGGCCGATCCTGAAGCCGTAAGGGAAGCGATGCGGGCCTTGATGAAGGCCAACAAACCGAACTCCGGCCATCGCCCTCCGGGCCTCACCGTCACCGAAGACTCACACCGCAACTGCCTCACCTGCGTGAACTGGGATGGCCGAGGCACTTGCAAGCTCTATGGCTACAAGACGCGCCCAAACCAGGTGTCCGAAAGCTGGGCACCTCGCCCTACCTGAAGGAGAAAACGATGGCTGCAAAGACCAAGCCCAAGAAAACGACGCCGCGGAAGACCAAGCCGACCACCTCGAACCGGCGCAAGGCAAAAGCGACAACCTCGACCACCCCAGCCGAATCTGTCCATCGAGACGTAGCTGCCGCCCCGAGCCCGGTCTCCCGCAAGCTCAATGACGTGCGAGCGGATGACGCCCCGGTTCTCGGTCATTTCGTGGAGATCGTCTCGGGCGAGCACAAAGGCCGCTACGGCGTGTTCATCGAAGCGACGAGCAATGGGGTCGCGGTGGTCAGGACGCGCGACAGCGCCAGCGAGAGGCTGTCGGTGAAGGTGTCAGACCTTCAGCCTGCCCCAGCGGGCAAACGATGAGCGCAGAGGCCCAACGCCTCCTACGGGCGATAGAGCACTTCAAGGCACGTACCCGCGGGGCAGAGTTGCCAGAGGGCACAGAGAAAGCCCTCGACGGCCTTCAGAAGACCTTGGGGCAGCCGGTGCCGGGCAGGGACACCCCAGGAGCCAGGGAAGCGCTCAAAGCCGCGCCAGGCAACGCCACAGGCGTTCCCATGGAGCAGGCAGCTAAGGGCCCGGATGCGTCTACGCCGGGTCAGCGTGAGGCTCAGGGCCTCTCGCAAGAGATTCAAGAGGCAGCACAGAAGGCCGCTGAGCAAATCGCGGCCACTGCCTCGAAGTAACTGAACTTCACCACCCATAACACGAATCGACCAGGGACCGCTACAGCGGAGGCCAGGGCCTACGGGTACAGCCACACGCCAGGGGCAAGGTCACAGTCGGAGATAGGAGTGCAGTAATGGCCGGAGACGTACAGTCTCTTCCGTCGTATGAGGTTTGGCTCACAACGGAGTACCGCCCGATTCGAGGCGGCGCCCCCGAGGGAGACGCACCAGCAGCGACAGGGGACCAGGGCGACGCCGCCACCGACTCGGGGTTGTACGACCTCGACTCAGTCGCACCAGAGGACCGCGACACGCTGGTGCCTCATCTAAAAGCAATCGAAGGGAACGTCACCAAGAAGTTCCAAGAGGCTGCCGAGTACAAGAAGCAATGGCAGCCTTATGAAGAGCTTGGGCTGAACGACATCAAGCCCGAGGAACTTCAGGGACTCTTGGAGTTCGCCAAAAACGCCAACGACCCCGAGTGGTTTGCCAATTGGTGGAAAACCGCCGGGACCGAACAGGGCTTGTTCGAGCAGGCCGCCCCTGAGACCGAAGAGCTCGGCCTCGAGGACGACCTTTCACCGGAGAAAGTGCAAGAACTGATTGAGAAGGGTGTAGCCGAGAAGCTCTCCCCGATCGAGAAGACTCTCCAGGAGCAAGAGCAGGCCCGCCGCGTTGAGCAGGCGAACGAAGAGATCACCGCCGCGTTCACGAAGATCGAAGCCGACAACGCTTCGCTCTTCGAAGGGAAGACCCCAGAGGAAAAAGAGCAGGTTCAGGAAGCGATCAATCGCCTGGCCTACTCCTATTCCGAGGACTCGTCCCTGAGCGTGGAGGAGATGCTTACGAAGGGCTTTGAGGACTACAAGTCCTTCATCGGACAGGGCGAAAAGGGCCTGTTCGATGAAAAGGCGGAGCAGCCTCAGGCCCCAGA